GATAAGAAACAAAGTAATCCTTAGTTGAAGTAATGTGCATATCTATCTACCTATATATCAATGAATGTGTAACTAATTTACTTTATACATTGCCATGTGTCAACACTGTAGACTAAATTAATTCTAATTAACTTATATATAAGGCGAAGAACAGCTATTTAATGCTATAATTGGTTAAATATTGACCAGATTGGTTAAAAAATGATCAATTGAATCAAGGGCGTAGAAATAAAGAACAGGAGACTATAAGACATGGCAAGACCTAAAGGAGCGCTTGGAAAGAACAAGACCTTTTTACTTAACAGACTCAAAGCAATGTACGGTAAGGACTTCGACCCAGTGATGAAGATGGCACAACAAGCCGTAACACTGGATGAGCTAGCCCAGAATGATCCATCAGTTACCAACCAGAAGGAGTCAATCGTCGCATGGGGAAAGATAGCGGAGTTTGTAACGCCTAAATTAAAAGCTACAGAAGTCAGCACCCCAGATGAAGGACTCGTTATCTCAGTCAATCGAAAACGATACGATGGCGGCACCAATGACAATGCACAATGAGACAGGTACCCCCCCTCCGAAGGCGCGCGCTGTGTGTGTATATATATCCCCCGCAAAAAAAAATTAGATGACTATAATAAAGCTTAGACCTGATGCAGAAGACCTCATAGAAGCTCATATAAAGCGTTCTAAGGACTTTCTTTTAATAAGCATAGGCGATGTAGGGGTAGAGGTAGGAAGTACGCTTACAAGTGAACAGGAGCTGTTTTATTTAGAATTAGCAAAGTCATTAATAATAAAGGATTGGTTAGCTGATGATTGATTTAAATACGGATGAGCCTATTACGGATTCTGATTACGAGTTGATAGAGGCATTTTGTACAGCGTTAATAGATAAAGATCACTATGCGATGAAGGAAGTTTTATATATACTGCATGAAAAGATGTCTGGTGAGTGTGTTTGTTTAGAAGAAGAGTGTATATGCGGGAGATGGTAAATGGGCAAGAAAGGTCCGAATGTAGTTCATAGGTTAGAGAAAGAAACAAGAGATAGACACTTTCCTGAATACAATGGTGGTAAGGGTAGTCACCCTAGAAAGTCTACACCAGTCACAAGAGATAGATTCAAACTTAATTACGACAGTATCAATTGGGAGTATACTGGTAAAAGTTTTATTAAGTCTTCTAATTAGGAATAGTTATGCGGATTGAATATAACTTGATGCCACAGGGTCAAGTCCTCCAAGATTTTAATGATTGTCGTGCAAGAAACTCCTTTATTATGGGTCCGTTGGGATCAGGTAAGACAGTTCAATGCATTTTAAAACTGTTTGACTTGATGTGCGAACAGGAACCTGTCAAAGATAAGAAGCATAAAAACTACAATGTTCGTTTATCAAGGGTTATTGCGGCTCGTAACACCTATTCTGAACTGTTCTCTACTACGATTAAAGATTGGTTGGAGATACATGGGGAGTTAGGTGACTTCAAACAAGGTAATAAAGAACCTCCTACTCACTTTATACGCTTTAAACTAGACGATGGAACCTCTGTCCACTGTGATGTTGTGTTTATTGCGTTCGACCGTCCTGAACACGTTAAGAAAGCTAGGGGTATACAAACTACATGGGTGTGGTTAAACGAAACTAAGGAACACGCCAAGGCTGTTTTGGATATGTTAGACCTAAGACATGGTAGATATCCTTCTAACAAGGAGGGTGCTCGTCCTACCCATCATGGAATCATAGGAGATAGTAACGCTCCTGATGAAGATCATTGGTATTTTAAACTAGCAGAGATAGAACGACCTGATAACTGGTCATTTTTTAGGCAGGCTGGTGGAGTTTTAAAAGATGGTGAGAATTGGATTATTAATGAAAAGGCTGAAAACCTTGATAACCTTCCTAAAGACTATTATGAAAGAGGATTACAAGGGAAGACAGATGATTGGATTAAGGTAAATCTAGCTAATGAATACGGATTTGTCTCTAATGGTAAGCCTGTACACCCTATGTATACGGATTCAGTCCACTGTCAGCACTTAGAATTCAAACCTGATAAGGCTACTCCTATTGTTTTAGGCTTTGACTTTGGGCGTACACCAGCTTGTGCGTTTATTCAAAGAACAGGCATAGGCCGATGGGTCTGTTTCGATGAGGTTGTGTTAACAGATTCTGGTGCTGTTGACTTTGCTCCTAGTTTAAAAAGATATATTGAAGAAGTTTACCCTGATCACACGTTTAAAGGCTGGGGTGATCCCTCTGGTAACAATAAAAACCAATCTAATTCTGACACACCCTTTCAAATAATGAGAGCCGCAGGGATTCCGTGTCAACCTACAGCTTCTAATGACCCTATGAAACGTAGAGCCGCACTAGAAGTACCTATGAAAGAGATGTGTATGGATGGTAAACCTAGATTTATTGTTCTACCTAAAGCTTCTATGATTAGAAAAGGTCTGCAAGGTGGCTTTTGTTACCGTCGAGTACAGACTACAGGGGAGCGATACACTGATGAACCTGATAAGAATGAATACTCACACCCTGTTGAGGCTCTTGAATACGCTTTACAAGGTGAGGGTGAGGGTCGTGCGGCACTAAGACGGACAGATACATTCTCTAAACCTCACAAAGCAAAAGTACAGGTCAATGTCTTCTAAACTACCATCTAAAGTTTATGTGGTTTTCGAGGATGATAGTGATAGATGGTGGTCTTTTTTGTTAAAAAAGGGTTGTCGACACTGCTTTTTAATCAAACCTGTACCAAATTCTTACATTATTTACGGAAAATCGTTCAAAAGTTTTGATTTATTTACTGTTTCCGACCAAAAGAGTATAATCGACGGTATCTATACAATGAAGGATTACACTCCAAAAGAATGTAAAAGATCACTGTTTATGTTGAATACTTGTGTTGGACATATCAAACAGATATTAGGTATTAATAATCCTTTCATTCTAACGCCCTACCAACTATTAAAATATTTGAGGAAGCATAATGAAACGACCTAAGATTCCAGAGCCTACTGCTCAAGAACTAGCTGTAGTTGAACGCCAAAGCAGGCAACTTGACGAAGAAATGGAAGAAAATGAAAAAAGACTTAAGGCTATAGCGCGCGGCAAACTAGGTTCAAAATCATTGTTAGCTAAAGCTGGGTCTGCTAAAAGTGCAACACGCGGTGCTTCTGCAATGAGTGGTATGGGATACTCTGGTGGTGGTATGGCTGGTAGTAGTGGAGCAAGAAGTGGCAACAGCATGATAGGCTCATTAACAAAACTGCGTTAAGCTACTACAATTTTAAGGATTTCAAATGAAACTTCCAAAAGAGTTAGGTTCGCTTCAAGATTTAAAAACAAGAGAATCCCAAGCGTTTAACAGAATGAGATCATGGCATGAACTGTTAGATGATTGCTATGAATACTTCCTTCCAAACAGAAACTTGTTTGATACGGTTGTATCAGGCCAGAAAAAAATGGATCGAATCTTTGACTCTACTGCTATTGAAGCTATCCAACAAGGAGCTAGTAAACTACAAGAGAACATTGCGCCTATATGGAGTAACTGGGCTACCTTTGCCCCTTCTGTTAGTGTTATGCAACAGCTAGATTCTGGTCAATACGATGTTACAGAAGAAGACATTAGACAAAACCTAGAGACACAAGCAGAAATTGTTTTTGATTACATTAATCGCTCTAACTTTGCTACGCAATTCTACGAACACGCTCTTGATCTACTTGTAGGTACAGGAACATTACGTATAGATGAGACTGACGAAGACAATATGCCTTTGGTGTTTAACGCTATTCCGCAAAAAGGGATTGCATTTGAGGAAGGTCCATACGGTTCTATTGAAACACACTGGCGTAGAATGAATGTTAAGGCTCGTAACCTTAAAAGACAGTGGAGAGGGTTCAAACCTTCTGAAGCTGTTATTAATCTAATACAAAATCAACCTGATACAGACGTAGAAATTAGTGAAGGCGTAGTTTATATGCCTAAAGCTAAAACTTATTATGGTTGTGTATGGGTAACAGGCGAAGATCGCATTAGTTGGATGGAAGACTTTGGCCCATCTAGCCCTTGGGTTACTGGTCGTTACTCTAAAGTCTCTGGTGAGATACGTGGTCGCGGTCCTGCTGTTCAAGCATTGCCTGATGTACGCTCACTTAACAAAGTAAAAGAGTTTGTCCTACAGAAAGCCGCTATCGACCTGTCAGGTATGTACACAGCAACCGATGATGGCGTAACTAATCCATACAATATAGTTATAAGTCCGGGGGTTGTTATTCCAGTTGGTTCTAATAACTCTTCTAATCCGTCTATACAAAGATTAGACACAGGAGCTAACCTTGCATTGGCGCAATTTGAGATGCAAGACCTACAAATGTCTATCAAACGTGCGTTGTTTAACGATTTAAGAGATCCTAGTGGGGCTGTACGCTCTGCAACAGAAGTAGCTATTGAGTCAAGAGAGCTTGCTAAAAGAATAGGCTCTGCATTTGGTAGACTACAGACAGAAGTTCTTGTCCCTATTCTTAAAAGAGTTGTTTACATTCTTACTCGTAGAGGATTACTCCAGCCACTACAGTTAGATGGTCGTGATATAGAGATTAAATTCCTATCTCCTTTGGCTAAAGCACAAGATGCTGAAGATATTATCAATGTCCAACAAGCTGTACAGTTTGTCTTACAGAATGCTGGCCCAGATCAAGCTAAGATTGGATTTAAGCAAGAAGACTTTGGCACATGGGTAGCATCTAAGACAGGAATGCCAGCAGAGCTAGTTAGAACACCTGCTGAAAAAGCACAAGTTATACAGGCTGGTGCTGAAGCGGCTCAAGCTGGAATGAAAACGTCACAAGCTCCGATGCCTCTGCAATGAGTTGGTCAAATATTGATCAGATTTCTAATCCTGAACTGGCTAAAAAACAAGCAGGTATTCGCAAGCAGAATGCGGCTGACTTAGCTAAATCATATCATAGAGTCTTTACAACTGACGATGGAGCGCGTATCTTAGCTGACCTGACCAGAAGGTTTGTCTATGAGAATGATACTTCTTTTGGCTCAGAAAACATTAATTACGAATCTGCTTACCATAATGGGGAGGCTGGCGTAGTTAAGTTTGTAATTAATCAAATGAAACAAGCCGAAATAATTTAAGGATTACATTATGTCAGAAGAACAGGCCGCACCAGCCAGCGACACCCTGCTAGATCAAGCCGAACCTACTCTAAGTGATGGAGAGTATTTTCTAACTGATGGCATTAAGGGTACAGGTGATACACCAGAGTGGTACAAAGCAGACAAGTACAAGTCTGTTGCAGAACAAGCCAAAGCTTATACCGAACTAGAAAAGAAGTTTGGTGGTTTTAAAGGCGCTCCTAAAGATGGATACACACCCCCTGAAGGCATTGAGAAAGATGATGCTCTTTACCAAGAACTAGAAGCCTTTGCTAACAAGACTAACATGAGTGCTGATGCATTTGGTGAGGCATGGGAGTTATTAACTGCACAAGAACAAGCAGTACAAGAAGTCAGTCAAGAAGAAGAACTTGCTAAACTAGGCGATAACGCGCAAGAAAGAATTAAGACTGTTGAAGGGTTTATGAAAAACAACCTTGATCCAGAAACTTATGAGCACGCGCGAGGCTTAGTAACTACTGCTGATACTATTGAGTTAGTTGAAATGCTAGTTAGAGCTACTGCTCCTGCTAAACTTCCAATGGAAGGTGGGCATAACCCTCAAGGACTATCTTGGGAATCTATTGAAACCGAAATGTTTAAGAAAGACGAACAAGGACAACTCCTTAGAAGTACCAACATAGACCATGAACGCAAGATTCAGAAGATGATGGAAGCGTGGGGTGGTTCAGGTAATTGATTAACATGGGGTAAAAGGTGTATAATCCATGCACTGGATACCCCTTTCTTAAAAGGCCCAGTAAATTTAGGTTGAATGCTGACCAATTTTACTGGGTACTCAGCTAAAACCTTGAAAAAACTTTTTATTATTACTCTTTTTCGAGGAAACTATTATGAGTAAGAATCTATCTGCCGTAGCGTCGATTGAATTTGACAGCATGGTAAAGCACGCTTATGCAACAAAAGGGCTATTGAAGCCTGCCGTTACTGTACGTAACAATGTAGTTGGTGACACTTACAAATTCCGTAACATGGGTAAAGGTCTAGCTAACCAGAAGTCTACTTCTGATCTAGTAACTCCTATGGACGTAAGTTTTGATTTCGCTATTGCTACTCTACAAAACTGGAATGCTCCAGAATACACTGATATATTTGACCAAGCTGAAGTTAACTTCGACGAGAAGCAAGAACTAGCAGACACTATCGCTGGGGCTCTTGGCCGTCGTTGTGACCAACTCGTTATTGATGCTATGGATGCCGCTTCTCCTACAACTATTGCTCACGGTTCTGCCGCTTTGAGCATGGCTAAAGTTGTTGAAGCACAGGTTTCACTACGGGCTCAAGGCGTTCCTAACTCTAATTTGTTTGCGGCAATTAACGCAAAAGGATTGGGTGGTCTTCTTGATGATTCAAAAGCAACATCTTCTGATTTCCAAACTGTTAAAGCACTTGTAACTGGTGACATTAACAGCCTAGCTGGATTTACTTTTGTTGTTCTTGATGATCGTTCTGAAGGTGGTTTGACTGTAACTTCTAACACTGTTGATTCATATTTCTTCCATCGTGATGCTGTTGGCCTTGCTATTGGTATTGATATGAAGACTTCTGTTGATTACGTGCCAGAGCGAACTTCATTCTTGTGTAACGGAATGTTGAAAGCTGGATCTGTTGTGCGCGATGTTAGCGGTCTAATCAAAGTAGAATATAAAGATAACGTATAAGGAGAGCTATTATGGCTTTTGCAAGAGCAGGTTTATGCCGCATTGGCGGTTCAGGAACAGGTGGAAGCACTTGGCAATACACTTCTACTGATGCTAAAACAGTTGTTGATAACGCAGATTATTTCCTTGCGGCTATTGATGAGCTGTCTATTGGTGATCTTATTATCTGTAAAGATACTACGACCGCTACTGCACCAGTAGTTACTATTACTTACATTAAGACTCAAACAGCTACAAGCATAACTGCGGCGGCTGGTACTACGATTACTGCGTAAGTAATATTGTTAAACTGATTGGGGGGTTCGTCCCCCCTTTCTTTCCACATAAAGGTCTATCATGGCAACTAAAATCCAGCTAATCTCTAATGCTTTAATTTTAATTGGTGATTTGCCTATCACATCTTTAACAGGCAATTCTCGCGCACAAACTGTTGCTAATAATTTGTATGACAATATTGTACAAAGCGAGCTAACCAAATATCGCTGGGGTTTTGCAAAGAAAAAAGCACAACTAGATTTAACAGCAGGAGATCCAGTAGGCACTGAGTGGAGTTCTATCTACCAACTACCTTCTGATTTACTCTTTCTTATTAAGATTAATCCGCAAGTACCTTATTCTTTATATGGCGATAAGCTGTATTCAAATACTAAAAGCGCGTTGTATGCTGATTACATTTACAATGCACCCGAATCCGAATGGCCTGTTTACTTTAGCAAGATGATTGAATACAAACTTGCTATGGATTTTGCACCATCTATTCGAGACAGTGCCGCATCTATGGAAGCAAACGCAGGACAGTATCTCAATGCTTCTCGTATGGCTAGATTTACAGATGCACAACAACATCCAACAACTCCTATAGTAGATCGTCCTTTTGTTGATGTAAGGTTTTAGTTATGGCGAAGTCAAAGTTTTTACAAAGCTCTTTTGTAAGCGGAGAATTATCGCCATTAATTAAAGGGCGTGTAGACCTTGATCAATACTATCAGGGGATGCAAACTGCTGAAAACGTCCTTATCGTCCCACAGGGAGGGTTAAAGCGTAGAGCAGGCACACAGCATATTGACAAGGGCTTTGAGTCTTTTGTTCCATATCTTAGCAGTGACATTGCAGGAGCAGAAATTGATATTATGCCTAATGGCGGTACTGCGGCCAATATTAATGATTTTAACCCTGCAACAGTTGCAACTACGACAAACTCTATTGGAACATCAGCAAATTATGTTGTTGCTTACTATGATTTAAGTGGCATATCTAATATAGGCGCCCAAAGAGTTAATTTTATTGATGTTAAAAATATTAAATTAGTAGGCTCTGCATCGGGCGCTACTGGTATCTTTACGGTTGAGTGGTCAACCACTGGCGTTGCATGGAATAGTCAATCTATTACAGTAACAGATACAGCACAATCTGTACGAGTTGCTGTTTCTACAACAAACCAGTACAGGTACTTTAGAATTAAAAGAACAGGAGATACTAGCGATTTAGGTACAGCTAAAATTGAGTTAAGCGAATTCAATATACTGTACAACAATGGTTCTGTATCTAATATAAAGACTTTTGACTTTAGCATTGAAACTAATAAACATTATTTATGTGCTGTTAGCGGTGGTTCTGTAAATGATTTTTCTTTTACTATCTCATCTGGAACACCAGTCTTAAACAGTTCATATACTCTCGGCGGATCAACATACCTAATTACCTCTATTAATGGCAGTATTATTAGGACTCGCAGGACAGAAGGCACAAGCACACCCACTGCTTCTGGGACTTTGGTAGGCACTCCAAATTTAAGTTACAGCGCATTTGATAATATCCCTGCGGTTGGCGGCAACATGGCTCTTTATTATGTGCCTGAAACATTAAGCACAAGTTTAGTGTCTTCTAACTGGAACCCTGTAGCGAATTTAATAGTTCCTTTTGAGTCTTCTGAAGTACCTAATGTGCGTGATGTGCAAACAGAAAATGTCATGTTAATGTTCCATGAGGATCATCATCCTAAAAGAATAATAAACACAGGTGGTGACGTATTTACTATTGACGACATTCCTTTTCTTAATGTACCTCAGTACGATTATGATGATGCGTCTAGCCCTGTACCTACAAGTTATGTAACAACGATGACATTAAATCATTTTGAAACAGGCGATAGATTTCAGATAGATGTCGAGGGCGTGTTAAGTAAAAACATTACTTTTGCTGGAGATAGTAGCATTGCTGAACAATCATCTTCTGCGTTTAACATAGAGAAAAATTTACAAGAGATGCCTATTTTTGGTGATACAGGTGTGTCTGTAAGTAGGACAGGAACAGCCACATACACTATTACTATTTCTGGTGAGTCTGCTAAATCTTTTGAATTATGGTCTGGGTTTGCAACTTCAGACAGCGGTGGTACTGCTAACGAAATATCTTTTGCTTTAGTTACGCAAGGCTCCCCTAGAAAGGAAGACGTATGGTCTGCAACTAGAGGATACCCTAAGACAGCCGCATTCTATGCAGGAAGGTTATGGTTAGGCGGCACAAAGTCTAAGTTACAAAGTTTGTTTGCATCTAGGTCTGGATCGTTCTTTGATTTCTACACAGAAGAAGGTGATGATGACGAGGGTATCTTTACAACAATATCCTCAAGACAGCTAACAGAGATTATCGACATTAACCCTGATCGTGGCCTACAGGTGTTTACAGCAGGGGCAGAGTTTATTGTTAAGGGTAACACTCCGTCTGACATTACTATTGAAGCGCAAACACAGCATGGAGCATCTTTCTTAGAGGTTAAGTCAGTAGATGGTGCAACACTATTTGTAGATCAAAACGGCAGAACACTGCGATCTTATCTATATAACTACAATGAAGATGCTTATAACAGTACAGACATCTCGGTGTTGTCCTCACAGCTTATTGATGATCCAGTAGATTTAGGCGTATTAACAGGGTCGTTGTCAGAAGATGCTAACTGGGTATTTATTGTAAACCAAGATGGTACTGCGGCAATCCTTAATACTTTACGCACACAGGACATTAATGGATTTACTAAATGGATTAATGGAGATACTAATTCAAATTATCCGCTAAATATTGAATCTGTGTCTGTAGTAAACAATGATTTATTCTTAGTAAACAAAAGGACTACTGCATCTACTACTAACTATACTATTGAGCGATGGAGCTTTGATTGTTTATTAGATTCATCACTTAAATTAACTGATGGTTTGTCATTTTTTGGTAACGATTTGCTTTTATATTCTGATCATTTAGATGGAGAAACAGTTAGTGTTGTAGCTAGAGGAAACACTCTCCCTAGCAGACAGGTAAGTTTAAATAATAAAATTACTTTTACTGATGAAGAAAAAGCATTTATTCTTGCTAATGGCAATGTTATCGACGTAGAGGTAGGTTATAACTTTACACCTAAGATTGTAGGTATGCCTTTGAACACTGCTGGCCCTGCTGGACAAAACCAAATGCGTGAGAAGAAGATAACGCGCATGAATCTAAGAGTGTACAAAAGCTCTGGTGTATACATTGATGACAATCCTGTCCCTATTAGGCAGTTTGGTGATGCGGCTAACTCGCCATTAGATTCCAATCTACCTGAACAAACTGGTATTATAGAAGATAACAATGGTGGTAACGGATGGGGCATAGACATACAGCCCGTAATTACAGTACCTAGTCCTACGCCATTCCATATCCAAGCAATAGAGTACGAGGTTGAATCATCTTAAATCAAGTAGCAAAACAAGATGACATATTAAAACTACAGTCATTGATGTTAAAAGGCGATACTGTAGAGTTAGAAGTAAAGCATCATTTTAGTGATGGCTTATATGCAAGAGAGTTGTTTATTCCTGCTGGCGTATGTTTGGTAGGAGCGTTACACAAGACGACTCACTTGTACATGGTAGTAAAGGGTAGATGTAAGGTGTCTAGCCAATTTGGTAACTTGGATATAGAAGCTCCGTTTATGGGAGAGACTATTCCGCAAACTAAGCGTGTAATATACGCTGAAACAGACTGTGTATGGATTACATATCACCCTACACATTTAACTGATATAGACGAGATAGAGAAGGCTTTGTTAGAGCCAGAGGATATTTAGATGACATTTGTTATAGCGGCCGCAACAGCAGTTGGAACTGCATTTGGAACTACAACGTTAGGTGGAGCAGTAATTGCTGGTCTTGGTGCAAGTACCGCACTTAATGTTTACGGTCAAGTTGAAGCTGGCAAGGCGCAAGAAGACGAATTAAAAGAGCAAGCTAGGCAAGAAAAGATTGAGGCTGAGGGGCGTGAACTAGAAAGAAGGCGCCAATTAAATAAAGTTCTTGCATCTAACATTGTTGGAATGTCTACATCTCAATTAAAAGGCGAAGGTACTCCTGCTAGTCTTGGATTAACAGGCGCTAAAACAATAGGCACAAGTGAAGGAATAATTGGATTGTCTGAGAGATTAGCAGAAGCACAAACATTAAGACGAGCAAAAATGGCTAGAGGAACTGCTAATATTGGAGCGGCATCTACTTTATTAAAAGGTGCGGTTAACATTGGACAGGCTCAAAATGCTTTTAAGGAATAATAATGGCTAGACGACCTAGACAACAACGTATTGAAGCTTACGGAAAGTTTCGCCCTACAGGGGTAGATGACTCTGCGGCTAGACGTATGCAAGCTCTAGCTGGATTAGGGGCTACTGTAGCTGGTGTTGCTGAACAGTTTGGAAGAGCTAAAGCTGAAGAACTAGCTCCACTAAAAGCAAAAGAGGCTATTGATGAAGCAACTTCCGTTGACCCAGAAACTGGAGAAGTAACTCTTCAAAAAGTAGAAA